GTAGAAATTTGTAAAGATTAACAATGTCGAGTTTAAAGGAACATAGGACTAATAAAGCGAATTCAAGAAACTTAATTCGTAGTCCAGATGAAGCTCCACCAACAGATAACAGTTTATTGAACAAAGGTGAAATATTAGCACTTACTTTCAGTGATGAATACATCAAATCAAAACTATTACTTGGTCCGAAACTGCAAGGTTTACCTCCTCCATCACTTCCACCCAATTCGTACGGTTATCATTGCAATGGGTCGTTCGCCACCTATTTGCTAAGAGAATCATTGATTAATGTCAGACACATTTTCGCTCACTGTGCACCAAATTTGAATAATTCAGTAGCTACTAATGTTGCAAAATCGGCTGTTGCAGCAACAATCGCTAGTGGTACAGTTGAGCAATTAAGATACTGTCAACTTGGTTCATTAGGTGGTGATCTACCAGATAGATCATCAACTTTAATGGTACTATATGAGTGTGATGTCGCAGGTTCAACCACTTCAGATGATTTTGGTAAAATCAACATTATCTATCAAACTTGTACTTCATCAGTTTCTAGCACATTATCCTGGAGAATATCTAAAGTATCAATGCCAATAACTAGTTATATTTCAAAATGTTTATATGTTACAAATACCGATTTAGTTCCAATGCCTGGTATTAACCTAAGCATTACTACTTCAGATGTAACCTCCAAGTTCATAATTAAACCACCGTTCAATACCAAAGTATTATTTTTCTGTTGTGTACGTGATCGTGAGCATACAACATTAATAAATGATTTATTTGCGCTAACTAACATTCCTAATTCCGGTTAAACTTAGACATATCGATCGTTTTGGGAGGTCTCACCAGCCTCTCAATCTTTCGAGTTAATACGAGCAAGCAAACACTGAC